GCTTCGTGCCACTCCTCCATGTTGTCAACATTAAGGGTGGGTATCGGGTGCTCTCTGGGAGCACCCTGAAACTTCTTCCGCGGCCTGCTAAAGCCGGACTCAACTGATCTTTCAGACTCATCATCCATGACAGCTCGCAATACTTTGCGCAACTTAGGAAAATATCTGTAAAGAACTTGGAAAAACAAGAAGCAAAGAAATGCAGTAGCACCGGTAGCCACGGAAGACTTAACGTCCATAGTGACGGGTGTCGCTGCGGTTGCTCCAGGGAGCGAGGCTAAAGCCACGCTCATCAATACAACCCACTGCTTGGTGTCAGGCGATCTAACTTTAACAACTACTTTACCATCAGATCTTTCTGAGTGCATGTTCATGAACCATGGGGCAACGATAAAATACCCCGGGCCCAAAGCAATAACTAGAAAATATTGTATAGTGTTCCACAAGTCAAGGCCGTCAGAAGCTAAAGGAGTGTTCGAGCTAACCCAAACGTACCCTTTAGCGCCCGAAATGGGCATGCGAACGTACGTAGCCGTAATAGCGTCTCGCTGAATAGCGGGTGGAAGGTCGCACATTAAAACAGGGGTGTAGTCACCTGTAGCGAGCGCGTGTCCGGCCCACAGATTCAAGGCCTTACCAGACATCCAGGCTTGGACGTCAGTAATAACTGCTCCAACGCACAGAGGCAAAGGCTCTCTCCAATCATCATCCACGGACAGCTGGCAATATTCTGCCACTCTGTGCCAAACGAAGGGATAAGGAGCGAGGCCGTTCTCTGGGTCGTAGTAAAACCACTTAAGGTAAGACCACAAAATCTTGATCATGGCTAAGTTCATTCCCAACAAATGAGCAGTGATAACTTTCATCATTATTGCACTATTGCGAATCCCCAAACGATTGTAAGGGGCCACAATGGCTTCGATGTGAGCTACTGCCACTTCACAATTGACTTGAGGAGAATATGACTCAACCATTTCTGGATAAGAAACAATCTGCATGTCACAATATGAATTTCCTGCCTCAGTGTGTGCGCGTGATGCATGCTTAAGGGCCTGGAGCTCCTTGGAAGAACGTAACATAGCGTCGACGCTAGTCAACATGTTAAGGACCTTCAAAAAGGGCTCATCAGGCAGGCTAGCAGCTAATGTGGGAGTTATGTCGTCTCTGACGAAATCACCGAGTAACTCGTCAAGAGTGAATTCGATATATTCCAATCCTAGACAAAGAGCGTAGCGATACGGAGCAAATCCAGCTCCAACGCAAGCGCTCTCAAAAGCAGCCTTGATAGGAGATCCATACGAAAAGGAGAGCCTGTCAAAAGACAAAGTTCTCGTGTGTCGCAATGGACGCTCAGCTAAATTAAGCTCAAAAGAAATATCACTCAGATGAAGACCGTCTTTAGCTCCAAAGGCCAAATCAAGAGTGGCAGCTATGAGCTTGTCAACGTTCTTGTCGAAATTAGACGCTCCTCGCTCAAACAGAGCTTTCTGATCTAAGAGGATTATCTGATCTCGAGTCAAATGCTTAAGTCCGCAGACTCTAACTTTCGAGGTTTCTTTTGAAAGCCGATGACCGGCTTGATGTTGTTTCGAGCAAAGCTCAGAGGGACTAGCTAGGTCCCGGGGGAGTTCATTTCCGATTTCTATCTTATAAGAACTCATCATGGGGGTTGTTGGCACATCTTACTATGCGCCGCGGGAGAATTTTATAACGAAAAACATGTCCTATTAAAACGTACAAATGTAACCACTTGTAAAAAGCAAAGCTAATAATTATCTGAAGGGCAGCAATGAAAACCCATTAATTACAAAACACTCAATCTATCGAAAATTGACCGTGCGTAACTCTATATCTCTTACCTATCAATTTCACAGCTAATGAAATTAGGTTCACAATCATTTATATGTCTACATCTCAAATCCTTGAAGGCGTTTCAGCTTACTAAATTGGTTCTTGTTGTAATTTAAAGTTCTTTACAATCTATTAGTCTTTCATCGTGTTCTAGAAGTTATCTAGCAACAAAACAGTATCAAAACAAGAACAACAAAATATTTCAGCTCCTCACTGGATGAGTAGTTCAAAACAGCTATAAAATGTGAACCTACAGGTTCGCTCCATTATGGCGGGTATCTTCTTTTAAGCGAAGACACTACTATATAAAGTTATTGGACAACGTCGGAATTACAATGCCCTATTCATCTCACTCTCGTGACACACATCAAACAAAGTTCGATAGAATGAATTATAATATAACTCAGATGGAAGGTGGTGGTTTTTGCAGAAAAACTGCGAATAAGGTGTCGTCATAGAAATTATTCATCACTCAGAATGGTATCGACAACACGACCGTAAATACGGAATAAAGTCACCAAATGCGCCCTGTCAGCGGGCGTCTCGATTAGCTGGCAAAACCAGCCGCTTCTCAGCGGTTGAAGAAATAGTTCGCAACTATCTTATCAATCGTTAGAACATAAGTATTAACGAACAAGCCTCTCGTAAGAGACTTGGTGTTAATGACTAATGCACATGTTAAACCATTTCACACTCTCGTAAAAGTGTAAAAGTTTTAACAATTAATCACAGCTCCTGTGAAGGAAACATGAC